CTACGGCGGGTTTTGGTTGGTATCCACCATAACTTCCATCAAGTTTTTTGGCCTCGTCTGATGCAGGTCCTGATGTTATTTCTTCTTCCCCATATCCAAATATATCTTTATTATTTCTGTTAGCCTCTGCTTGAGTAAATGTAGTTCCTCGTTTCTTGGCTTCTTCTACATCACCTCGTTTCTTTACTCCAATAACCTCTCGTTTGGCACCCAATCTCTTATCAACCATTTTACCAACATTCATAGCCTTTGGGAAACCTGTAGCGTATGTCCAATAGATTGGTGTGAATCCTACCTCAAATCCAACTTCGTCTAACATTTGTGCCATTCTGTATTGAACATCACTTCTTGGTGCACTCATTACGAATGCAAATGAACCAGGTTTTAATACTCGTAAGGATTCCTCAAATATTTCTCTTGGTGGTAATGTATTATCCCAAGACTTACCCATAAAACTATATCCGTATGGTGGGTCTGTACAGAGTAAATCTACTGAATTATCTTCAAGTTTCTTTAGTTCGTTAGCACTATCTCCATTGATAATCCTACTGCTCCCCATACATTTTTCTCCTCTTTTCCCTTCTTTGTTCTTCTATCTTCTTCAATCTATATCGTTCTTTGGCCTTCTTGAGAATTTTGGCCTTATTACGCTCATAGTGGTCCATCTGCCACTTTCGTTGAGCTTCGAGTTTTTCCTCTTTGGTATAATATTTCTTCTTTCTACCCATTGTTTATCTTTGCAAATCTATTGAGTTTCGTCCAAACGGTCATTAACCAACTATCCATATTAGGTAATGCTCCAAACATTCTATCCTCTATGAACATTTTCTGGAATTTCATTTTTAGTAATTCTTGTATCTTACCATTTACGATATTGTTTGTTTTGAGTTTTGCTGAACCACTTATATCTACTTCTTGTAACTGCATCAATCTGTGATTCATATGCATCGTATCTTGTTGTTCTAAGATAGTGTTGTAGAATTTACCATCTCCACTACCTTTCTTACTTTCTGCTGTTTTAATAATGTCATCTACTGAATAATAGACACCATCTTTAAGGGCAGGGAAATTCTTTACGAGAGTTTTAGTTCCGATTCCTAATACTCCCTTTATGTTATCTGATTGGTCACCATCAAAAATTCTACACATCAGAAGATTATTGGGTGTTACACCATATTCTTCTGTAATCATTTCGGGATTATATAGTTTCTTCTTGGTAGGTGACCATACAGATATTCTATCACTTACTAACTGCAAAAAATCCTTATCGGTACTCATTATTGTAACCTTACTTTTCGGTAAGAGTTGTTTTGCAGCATAGGCAATAACATCGTCTGCCTCTACACTATCTATTGAAAGTATAGATACTGGCAGACATTCTAAGTATTCAACGCAACGGGATAGTTGCATCATCATAGAATGACGCTCATCATCAAGATTCTCAAAATCGTTTACACGATTGAGTCTTATTTTGGTTGTTCTTCGTTTTGCCTTGTATTCAGGATAAATTTTACGGCGACGATTACTCCCACCTTTCCCATCAAATACTATGATGGTTCTGGTAGGAGACAACATCTTTATGGCGTAACCGACTGATTTGAGAAAACCAACTATTCCACCAATGTGAATTCCATCATCATTAGTAGTTGGTATAACTGAAAATACTCTAATAAAGGTATTTAAGCCATCTATTATCAGTACTTTTTCATTGGGATTTGTTGAATCTACATCGCCGCCGTGTTTCTTTATCTCATCGAGAATAGAAAGGTACTTATCATTACTCATCACCGACTACTTCATCTGTATATACTACATCATCAATACCTAAATCTTTTGATTGGTATTTCAATATAGATGCTTCACAGATTTGGTCATACAGGTGATCTTGAAGTCCATCAACTTCTTCTAATTTCTTCTCAAAGTCTTTAGATTGAAATTTGATATCTTCATCTTCATAATTCAAGGTATACCAAGCACCTGCAACTTTAACAAGTTTGTGGTCTTTTAATACTTGTAACCAACTCCCCTTATCATCAATACCACTATCGAAATATAAGTTAAAGTCAGCATGACGAAGTGGTGGACCCAAACGATTTTTAATAATCTGTGCCCTACACTTCATACCAAGAACATTTTTTCCTGTATCTTTAATCTGCCCCATATTCTTCAAACGAATACGAGTTGATGAGTGAAATGGTAATGCTTTTCCACCAGAAGTAGTCCACGGATCACCGAACATTACTCCGAGTTTCTGTCTGAGTTGATTGGTGAATATGAGAGCTATTCTCTCACGACCAACCATTTGAGTAATCTTTCTCATCGCTTTAGAAACGATAATTGCTTTACTCGTTGCCCATCCGTCTTTCTCAAAGTCGGCTTCCATTTCTACTTTGGTAGATGCTCCTGCAAGTGAATCTACAAGAATTGTAACTAACCTATCTCTATCTGATTCTCTAATCTTAGTGACTATGTTCTCAATACATTGAAATATATCTTCCACGGTTTCGACATGAAGATATAACAAGTCTTGAACATTAACACCAATAGTTTCTAACCACTCACGACTAACAGAAGTTTCAGTATCAATGTAAACTGCAAGTCCACCTTTTTTCTGAGTTTCTGCGAGAATGTGAGTTCCTATTAGAGATTTACCACTACTTTCTAATCCATTTATTTCTGTAATACGACCAACTGCAACTCCACCATTAGGTCGGTTGGAAATTGCTAAGTCTAATACAGATGAACCAGTTGATACGAATTCCTTCACATCAGTAGGTGTAGCATTTGAACCATCTAAGAAATAGGCTACCTTTGTATCCTTGAACTGCTTATTAAGATTATCGGCAAGAACTTGTGCAAGTTCGTCTTTTACAGACATATTTTGCTCCTATCTTTTACTTATTAAACAGGTCATCAAAAGCATCATTTACATCAGTAGTACTTTTTACAGCACTTGCTATTGTTGATGCTGGAACTGAATCTTCTTTGGATTCTTGTTTTTCTCCATCTTCACTTGGGTTTAACCAATCTTGTAGAGCCTCTGCAAGTTCGTCATAACTTAACTCGTTATATACTTCTCGTATATCTTTTTGATCGTCAAGTAAAGTAGTTAGAACTGCTTTATCTTCTGTGATTGGTGTTTGATTCGGTTTAACGCGAATAGAAGTTTTTGGAAACGATGCTCCAGTTTCTTCGGCTGTTTTGAACTCTACCGATATATCTCGTCCATTAATTGGATCACTAATATCACCATAATCAGGGTCTGCTATGATTGATAATAGTTCTTGATATACTGTTTTACCAAAACCCCAAAACTTAGAACCTTGATTTTCCTCACCACGAACTACTACTGGTGCGAATGTTCTGAGTTTTGCTTCCAACTTCTTACCAAGTCTCCAATCTTCACGATTGCCAGATGACTTTAGTTTTTCAGCAAATTCTTCAATTGGGTCTGGACGACCAAATGAGATTGGTGAAAGATAAGACTTTCCACCTAAATCATAATGAAAGAATAGCTCGATAAACGGCGTATCTGGGTTTAGTTTGTATGGTAAAATTCGGATTTGAGTTTTTCCCGGCTGTGGTTTCCACAAGTTTGTGGTGCGGGTGCTCGAAGTTTGTAACTGATTTAATCGCTTTCTTACGGCTTCAATATCCATTTGTTATCTCCTTATTATTATTTTTATTTGTTATTTGTTAATTGTCATTGGTATAACCTTTGACAATAATAAGTATCGTGTCATTTTAAAAACAACACGAATTTTTTGCTAAAATCCATAAAAAGTATAATTGAAGGCTGTTTTAGCGGGACCTTCAAGTTCGTTCCATTGTGTTTGTAAATTTTCTGATATAGATAGATGTAATTGTAATTTACTCCATATGATAATTAAAGTAAAATCTCGATTAAAAAGTATTCCTGATATAACTCTGTAATTAGGTTCATCAGGATACCTTTTGTCATAACCATAATATTTGTTCCAATAAATATTCATTTAATAATTCTCAATTTTTAAAAAAAGGTGGTAAGTTTTAGATAAATTAAATTATCGGGTATATGTAAAAAAGCCTCACCACCTTCATATAAATTGGAAAGTTAGGGAATACAATAACACCCTTCTCATCACTTTCAATCTGTAAGGATACTTTCCAAAGTTTCGGAAAAATTGGGGATGTTGGACTAACGATTACCAACAACTTCAAGCTCAGATTTTTTTCTCCCTTGTACCTAACACCTTTCAGTTACGAAAGTTCTCCTCAAGATGGTTAATCTCATTAGAGTGAGTACAACCTCTGTGTCATCACCTTATCTCTCTGAGTTTAGATTGATTCAGTCATAAAGTGGGATTTCGGTTTTACCCTTACACCACAACAAGGTCTAAAGAATCGTTTCTTTAGTTTTTCTTGAAGTACATTAGATGATTGATGTCTCAACTACTCCACCATTCAGCTTTGTAGGTTCACCACGAACTCATCTTGGATTACCTTATGAGCTTCTAAAGGTTACTCATTGTTCGGTCAATCCCATACAGAGTTAATTACTCTCTATACTTCTCAAATTTCCAAAATTGTCAAAAAACTTTTTGTCCTAATGGACATTTATATATATACACAAAAAATCCCAAACGATAGGTTTTTTATGCTTTTTTTAAAACAGGGGATTCCAGAGTAGAAACCATACTTCGATTAAACGAGATAAGTGAATTCTCTAATTCCTATTCTACAGCAGTAGCTCTTAACCTTAATCCCCAAATTTTCAAAAATCTTTGAGAGTTCCAAATCGGTAGTCACTCTCAACCCACCATCTTTTTCAAATTATCGTAGAAAAAGACAAAAACCACGAATTCTTTGTCGGTCTTTGTCCGTGAGTTCCGACTTTTCTCACTACCCCTATCTTGTCCACTTCGGGGGGATTTTTCCGAAGTGTCTTGGTAGATTCTACACCTTAGTTCGTTTTTACCACTCCAAGTTGGTGAACTTCAAACAGGGTAACATTCATAGATAATTCATTTTTTTCTCTCTCATTTCTTACTTGATCTTACGACAAATAATTGATAAAGTCAAGGCTTTTTTTGACTTTTTTTATGCTAATTCCAACATTGAAAATGGAACTCTATAAATCATTCCATTCATATCAACTAAAGCTTTTTTGATATTCATCTTAGTGATGATACCTGCAGTCCTTTTAGTTTTCTGGACTACCCATACTTTAGAACCAACACCTAATGTTGATTTACCCAACATAGTCTTACATTCAGATATGAACGCTGATAGTTCATTTAGTTCTGAA